CAGCTGTGAGGTCAGCCAGTCGATGTCCTCGATGCCGTAGAACGCGGCGGCCCCGCCTATGAGAGACGGGTTCCAGCCTCCGCAAAAAAGCCACGCATCCTGCACGAGCTCGTTCTCGGGCGTCAACGCGGGACGCCGCGCGGACCATTCATCCTTCGAGAGTCCGATGAGCGCGCCGCCGGCTTCGCCGTTCAAGTCCCACTCGACGCGCTCTATCAGTTTTTTCTTGCCGCCTCCATCCGGTTGCGCCGCTCCTCCAGCCGCACCGATATCTCCACGATCAACCGGTCGGCGATGTCCAGGCGGCAGTCGAGGAGCTCCGCCCGGGCGGCCGCGGAAAAGGCGATCGACTCCTCGCCCGCGTCGGGCAGCAGGTGCGAGGCCTTCACTCCCTCCCATCCGATGAGTGCGCCATCGAGTATCTGCCGGGAGGACTTCGCCCCGATCACCTGGCCGTTGCCGTCGAGATTGCTTTCGATCGCGACCCGGCAGGCGTATTCGGTCGGCAACAGAAGCTTGAAGCACGCCCCGGCGATCTCCTTCTCGAAGCTGCGCGCGGCGTGGAGTTGCGACTTGAAGCTCGCGAAGTCCATCTAACCTCCAGTGGCTGCCAACTAGGTTGCGTAAACCGTCGGCCGGCCGTTCATCGTGATAGTCACCGGCGTGGTCACCTTTCCGGGAGCGGTCCCGACCGGCAGGAGCGTCGCCCCGACGTAGCCGTTGAACAGCACCTTTTGCGCGTTGCTGAAGGTGATCCGGACGGCGCGCTTGACCTTGTTGTCCGACGCGCTCTTCAACGCGATCAGGCCAGCGTCCGCGACGTCCCAGATGTTCTCGAAACTGTAGTTTGCCGGCGCGGCGAGCGTCGGGATCTGGCTGCGCACCGAGTCGTGAATGGTGGTCGTGTCCTCGTAGTCGTAATCCCCGCCGCTCGCGTTCAATGTCGTCGCGGTTGCGAGCGATGTGCCGAAGGTGATCTCCTCCGCCGTGCCGGAGACGAAGGTGTCGTAGCTCGTCGTGTTCTCGCCCTCCAGCTCGAAGGTGTTCGCCGCCTGGTTGGCGACCCGGAACACGCGGTTGTCCACCTGGTTCATGCCCTGCACCGTCAGCAGCACGAACGCCCCGTTCGCCAGCCCGTGCGCGGTGGATGTCGCCACGCCGGGGTTCGCCTTGGTGATCGCGGTGATGGTCTTCGCGGCCCCGAGCGCCGATTGAATTGCAATGGCTACCTTGGTCCACAGTGATACGTTCGCCATGAGAATCTCCTGGTTAGAGTGCGATGTCCGGCGCGCCTGCCGCCGTGTAGTAGATGAGCTCGAACACAAACGCCTGCCGCAGCGTCGGCTGGTCCGAGCCTTCGGCTTTCTCGCGCTGCCCGACTTCGATGATACGCGAGGACTTGGCGCCGGCGAGCGCCGCGCCCGCCATCGCCACTTCGACTTCCTTCAGTATCTGGTTCAGCTCCGCGCCGGAGCCCGAGAGCTTCTTGACGTGCGCCGTCACGCGCAGCCGCATCGTCCGCTCGAGTATCTGCGAGAGGTCGATCGTGACCATCTCCGCCGGGTCGCCGTCGTCATCGACCAGTAGCCCGGGTATCTCGGTCGGCGTTGCCGATGGCTGCAGCGGCCGCTCCTCCGTGTCGCGGTCGCGGAACACCCGCGCCCCGGTCGTAGTAAGGCCGGTCAGCGCGGCGAGGGCAGCGACGGTGATTTGTTCGCGGACGTGGTCCATTGGACTATTGCCTATTGCCTTTTCTGATGTTCTCCACCGCGGGCAACACCTGCAGGTTCCACGGCACATGCAGGCCGCATACCTTGGACGCCTTCAGCGGCACAATGTGATCAACGTGCATTCGAATGCCAGTCTCTTCCTGCCGCCTCCGGGCTGATTCATAAATAGCTTGCATCTCTGCGATGCTCGACCAAGGCGGCGTAGCGCGAATCATCGAAGCGGTTCGTCTACGCTGTTTTTCTGCGTGCTTCCAGGGATATCGCTTTCTGTAGGATTCCTGAGAGTGTCTACGCTTCTCCGGGTTCATCGCGCGATATTTACGGCATGCTTCCCGATTTTTCTCTCGGCCAAGACCAACCTTTTGTTTTCCGAGAAGCTCCTGTCTGTTTCGGTCATACCACTCACGCCACCGAGCGTGCAGATGCGCGGCGTTTTTCTTGTCGCGCTCCTTTCTGCGCTCTTTGTTCGTGGCATTGTATTTTCGTACTCGTGCTCGTTCCTGCTCTAGGTGAGCACTCCGCCATTTTCTATAAGCGGCTTTCTGCAGCGCCGTTCTCTCGGCTTCGATCACTGCTTCTCCATCTGCAGCAACACGAACGCGCCGTCATCCTGCGGCCGCCGGTCGCGGATGGTGTAGACGACGCCGGTGGCGTCGCGGGTGAACGTCTTGCCTACGTCACCGGCGGCGACCGCGGAGGCATTCACCAGCGCCGCCGGATCCGTGCCGGCAACGCCGATCTCCTGCAGGTAGGCATTGTCGAAGATCGCCGTCACGCCGCCGGCCGCCCCGCCCTGCAGCGTGAAGGCCTCGCCGAAGTCTGCGAAGAAGACGGAGAGGTCCTCGGTCAACATCTACAGCACCCAGCGGACGAAGCGCGTCTCGCGCGCCGGCCCCTCAGCGGTCTCCGATCTGAGTTCAGCGGTTACCTCTGGCAGCACAGCGCCAGCGCCGACCAGCGGCAAGTCTCCATGCCTGATTCGCAGCTCAATCACGTCCGGTTGATCGAACGTGATCTGGGCATCGTCTACAACGGTTTCAATCGGGAGCCCCAGCGCCTGCACCAACAGCTGACGGCTCACGCGTAATATCGCGACGTGCTTGCCGTTTGTCGTGTCTTCCGCCATCACATCCCCCTCGACCCTCAATCCTCGATCCTCGATCCTCGATCCTCGATCCTCGATCCTCGATCCTCGGTCAGGTCGTGTACTTCGGGTGATACAACATCTTCGCCGCGACCAGCACTGGCCCGGTGACAATCGTCCCCACGCAGCGCACCCAGCCGCGGACCGCGCTCGCGTTGATGGTTCGCTTCTGTATCTGGTTCGCGGCGCCCGCGGCGAACGCTCCCTCATTCGGCGTGACGCCAGCCGCGCCAGTGCCAGAACCGTCCGTCGCATCCTCGATCGTCCACGTGTTAGATCCGGTCAGCGCCCCGCACTGCATGACGAAAACGATATCGCCCTCCGCCTCGCGCACGTCCACCCAACCGCTGGTTGCATTGGCCGTGGCCGCCGCCGATACCGGGTCGAGCAGCTTCACTGCTTTCGCCGCCTGTCCTTGATTGCCCATCATGATAGTTCTCCTTTATCGAGTGAGACTGCGCATTCAAAAAAAGCCCCACCGAGGCGGGGCTTTCAATCAACGCGCTGCCGTGAAGTTAAACCAGCTTCGTGCCTCTCGGCGCAGACGATCTCGCACCGGAGGCGTCATCTGATTTGTCATCCACGAATTCCGCCTTGTTGGCGGCACGCACTTCGTTCGCGAAAATCTTCGGCAATTCGACCACGTCCCCAACCCTCTGGGGCTTGCGATCGAAGTAAAACATGCGCGTCACGCGCACTTTCTGGGTTTGCAGTTGCATGTTGGTCTCCGGGTAGGTCTCCAAAAAACTGCCGGCGACGAGCGGCGAGCCCGCCGCCTGCAGGGCCATGATGATGGCTCAGGTTGTGGATCAGGTGATGCTAGTCGCGAGCGAGAATGCGAACGGACGGCGGACCCCGACGTCCATCGAGTAGATCGCGCGCACGCCGATGATGCCCGCCTGGAAGTTGGCGTAGGGATTGACCTCGACCTCGAGGACGCCCCATTCGCCCACGACCACTTCATTCCAGTCGCCGAACAGCATGTCCGCCGTCGGCATCTGGTTGGACGACATCGCCGGGAGGCCGAACATGGCGCCATCCCACAGGTTTCCGGTCCACATCCTCGTGGTGCCGGTCGTGGGCAGCTCCGGCCTCACCATCAGCAGCGCCGCGACGGCGGGAGTCGTAACGTACCCGGGCCGCGCCGGCGTGACGTTCGAGGCGGCGACGTCAGTCATGAAATCGATGATCCCGGCCGCGGCGAGCGCCGTGCCGGTCACACCGCCAATCCCCGCAGTGCCGATGATTCCGGTCGGCTGCCCGCCCGCGCCCGAACCGTTCAGCACGCCCAGATCGGCCGCGGTCGCGACCACCTGCGCCAGGTCATCGGTGACGATCCCCTCGGCCGCCGGCGAGGACTGCAGGAGCAGTTGCCGGCTGATCTCGGTGTAGGCGCCGACGTTCTTCGGCGCAAGCGCCATCTGGACGAAGGTCTGCTGGCTCTCGGTGATGGTGCTCGCCTCGTTCGCGAGCCATACCGCCGTCGCCCCCGCGCTCTGCCGCGGCACCGTGACGCTGCCTTGCAGCCCGGACAAGCGCCGCGCTCCCATGCGGAAGGCGACCGAGCGGTTGCGCAGCATCTCGATGAATCCGATGTTGTCGGTCGAGACCAGGAAGCCACCCGCGCCGGCGGTTGCGACCGTGAGATCGCGCTTCGCCTCCACCGGGCGCTCCATGACCTCGAAGGGCACGAAAAAATTCGTCGGCTCCATCATCCGCCCGAGCTTCTTCGCGATCTCGCGCGAGCATTCGAGCTCGAACGGAGCGTTTTTCCAGTCGCCGTCCCTGCAGGCCACGATGGCCCGCGCCAGGCTGAAGCGCTGCGTCTCGATCCTGGTCAGGCCGAGCCGGCTTGCGGGCTGCGGATTCGATTTTCCGCGTTCCTCGAGGATCTTCAGGATGTCGTCCGATACCGCTTCGAGCGACACACCCTGGCCGATCCACATGTCCCGGTAGCGATCGTCGAGCTTGTTCATCTTGCAGAGGTTCTCGATCGTGCGCTTGCGCGCCTGCTCGAGCTCCACCACCGAACGGGTGTGCAGCTTCTCGCGCGCCTCGCGTTCGGCGCGTTCCTGCTCTTCCTTCTCCTTCAGTTTCTTGGCGGCTTCCGCTTCGACCGCCAGTTCAGCTTCGGTCTTCATGATGTCGTCCTTTCGGTGAGCGGCGGTTGCCGCGGGTTGGTGAGGCTGCTCTACTGCCCGGCCCACGCCGACCGTGTGGTCGGCGGGGACCGTCACGAGGGACACCTCGAAAGGCGTCCAGCGGGTGACCGTGTATTCGTCTTCCTGGTCCTTGCCCTGCTTGGTGAGCTTCATCTCGTCGCGGCTATAGCCGACCGAGATCGAGGCGAGGATCCCGTCCTTCACGTCGCGGAACACTTCGTTCGCGCGCGGGCTGTTGCCGAAGCGCACGACGGCGCGTCCGACCTTCTCGTCGTCCACGCGGGACTCCTCTATCACGCCGACCCAGTCGCCCGGATCGTGGTTGATGAGCAGGTTCGCCCGGCCGGACTTGAGGCGATCCATGTTCACCGCGCCCCGTGCGTGCGACAGGATTTCTTTCCCGTACCAGCGCAGCACGGGGATCTCCGAGGAGAACGCCACCTCCACGGTGCGCTGTTCTTCCTTCACGCTCGCGCGGTCGAAGCGCACCTCGAGCCAGTCGGGCTTCGCGAGGATCTCGGCAATCGTCGGTTTCTTGCTCATCGGGTGTCTCCTGAAATTAAACGAGCCGCAATTGCGGCTCGCTGGTCCGGGATTCGTCGTCGTCCTTGTCGGGAGGGTCGGCGTCGTCCTTCTTCGGCTTCGGGCCGGCAACCGGCGCGGGCTTTTCTTCCACGACGTAAACCTCGGGCGAGGTGTCGAACACAAGCTCCGCCTGCTCGAACATATCGAGCTCGCGCCTGCGTTGGCGAACCATGTCCTCGACGTCCTGGCCGCCGCCCGTCTCGGAGATCACGTCGCTCACCGTCTTGAAGCCGCCCTTGATCGCTTCCTTGTAAGCCGCGACTTCCTTGGCCGGGTCGATCCAGCTCCAACCGCGCGGCTTGAAGAGCACCGCTTCGAACTTGCGCGGATCGAGCGCATATTCTTCGACCCGGGCCGGTTGAATCGCGCGGGCGAGCACGGCGATCTGCATCCACTCGCGATGCAATGGCAGCCGGAAGTTGCGCAGGAACCACTGCTGCAGCATCCTCCACAAATCCCGGTCGTCGAGCAGCGCCAGGCGGCTTGATGAGTAATTGCTCTGCGAGTTGTGCGAACACAACCCCTCAGTGATCAGCGTCCTCGTGCTCGTCTCGATGGTGACGACCGGACCGACGCCGACATCGTCGATCGCGAGCACGGTGGCGGCGGTCGGCCGCCCTGTTTTCTTCGACCCTCCGGCCAGCATGCGACCGTCGTATATGCCGTCCGCTTTCTGGAGCAGACGAGTCGGGCGCACCTCGCCAAGGAATTTCAGGCATTCGCCGATGCTCGTGACCGACCACTTCATAGTCCTGCGCTCACCACTGGCGAAGCCAAGCTGAGCGGCGAACCCAAGAGCGGCTAGCGCCTCGCCGATCTCGTCGAGCACAACACCGGGTTTCTGCGCGATACCAATCTGTGCGGAGGCCGAGTCTACCCATCCCTCCCCATCGGCGATCCCCTTCAGGTAGCCGTGTAGGTGCGTGCTGCCCGT